CCACCCGGATAACAACCCGCTCGACTGCGGCGGCCACGGTAGCCACGTGGCGGGCACCGCGGCAGGGTACGGCGTGAACGCGGGCGGCGCGGGCCTGGAGGACTACGGGCGGTTCACCCGCCGACGTGTCGCCCGCGCCGACGACGAGGAAGGAGCAGCTGTGCTTGTAGGCTGACTGGATCGCCTGCATGAGTTCGACGTCAAACGAGTTCCTGACCAGGAGTTCAGTGACGTCGAACGGGTCTAGCCGCCCGTCGAGCGAGTACCCCTCGAAGACGTGCTTGCGGGCGAGCGTGGACACGGCCTTCGCGGGCCACCCGAGGGCGGCGCGGACGCGCGCCATTTGGGGCGGGACGCTGATCCCGAGGTCTTGGAAGACGCGGTGACCGTCGTAGTAGGCGTTCAGTAGTTCATTCTTGGCGGCCTTCGTTTCGATGCGCTTCCATAGCGCCGCGAAAATTGCCTGCTCCGCGCCGGTCAGGGCGGGGATTACGGGGGCGGGCATGGTTTCCCTTTCCGGTTGGTTGGGTTTTGTCTCCAATGGTACACACCGCCGCGCTGCGATAGGGGATCGGCGTATCACACCGCCCGCGTTGGCGTTATGCATCACGTGTGCCTATAATGATGCAAAGACCGTTCAGAAAGGACCGACATGACCGACATCGCCGAGCGACGTGCTGACCTGCTGATTTCACAGACCGACTTCGGGGCAATTGCTGCCGGGGTGAAACAAACGTCTGTGTCCCGCTGGGAGCGGGGAAAGCACGTCGATCAATCTGACCTGTTGGACAATGTGCTCGACGCCGCCGAGGCAAAGCGTCGTGAGCTGACACGCTTCATTCACAAGGACCGACCGCGCTTCGCGGTCACGGAGTCCGATTACCGGGAGCGTTTCCCGGCATATTGCGCCCTGGTCCCCTATGCCCTGTATCGCATCATTCACAATGCGGTACACGACATGACTACATGACGACAACGCCGCCGCCGCGCCGCCCCTGAGCGTTCCCACCACGGAGCGCACGGGGGCGGCGTCGCGTTGTGCGGGCGATCCAGTACGCCGCCGACGCCGCGTCGAGCGGGGACGGGTCGCCGTCTTCTACGGTGGCCGCCCACCCCCAGGCCCCGTCCTGACCGCGCAGGCGCTTGTCGCACGTGGCTACCGCTCGGTTAAGGAGGTCGTCACGCTCACCCTTCGGGTGCGTCAGGTGCTTTTCACGCACCGCATCTAGGAACATCGACGTTGCCCCGAAGTACTCGCCGGTACTCATGATGTGAATCATGGGCTTGGGGACGCCGCGATCACGCAGCGCTTCGGCGAGGACGCCCGACCCGGCGCGCCCAAGAATCGCAATCTCCGCGATCCGGTGACGCCGGTCGGCGATCCAATCGGCGAGCTGCGCCACGCCGACGTCCGCGCGCCCTGAGTACGCGCCGATTAGCTCGACGTGACCGCCGTCCTCGGTCCTGACCGCGCCCGCGACGGCCTGGTGAAGCCCGTCCGCCGTGAAGGACACGCCAATCGTGCGCACGCCCTCCGACTCATCCGGCGGCGTCGTGGTCGCCGTCGCCGACCATTGGGCGGGCGTAATCAGTCGCTTTGCGCCCGCGTCCTGACGCCATATGCCGAGCCGGTCCTGTGCGAACCTTTCGGGCGTGTAGGTCTCGTATTCGCCTTGCACGACCTCGTGGTTAATCAGGCTGTTCCACGACGGGTTAGCCTGCCACCTGGTCAGCTCCGACGCCGGGTCGAAGTCGGCGGCGTCAGGGTCCGCGCCCCATTCGACCCACGCCGACGCCGTGGAATTCCCCGACATGGCCGCCTTCCTGACCATGTCGAAGGTATAGCAGTCGTCCTCATCCTGTGGGGGCGTGCCGAGGAGCCACACCTGCGGGTTTGCGCGCGCGGACATCGTTGAGTTGATCGACGTCCACGCCCGGGACCCAAGAATCTGCGCCTCATCGAGGAGGAGGCAATCGGAACTAAAGCCCTTGCCGCCCGCGCCGGAGCGGGCCTTGAACTTGATCTTCGCGCCATTCTTGAACTTGACGGACTCGCGTCCGAACGCGTTCATGACGCCGTTTTTTGCCAGGCGGTCACGGAGCCCCTGATTTTCGTCGACTTCGACGATCTCTAGGAGCTTCTCGAACGTTTCGCGGGCCGTGTCTTGCTGATGCGCGGACACGACGATCAGGCGCTCCCCGAAAATCAACGCGCCCGCGAGCGCCCGCGCAACGAGGAGCTGGCTCTTGCCGTTCTGACGTGGCACGGACACGCCGACGCGCTTAGCCGCCCACGTCCCGTTAGCCTGTTCGCCCATCGCGGCGTCCAACACGAGCTCCTGCCACGGTAGGAGCGTGACGCCCAACATCGCGGACAGGTCGGCGACGTCTTCCCACCCGTTAGACCGCTCGCCCTCGGGGCGGACGAGGACGCGCGGCGGGGCCTCCCCTAGCAGCGCGACGTCGGGCGAGTTCGTCGAACGGGTCAATTGCGGTTTCTTTCTTACGTGCTTGTTCGGTCAGGGCGTTCAGCTCGGCTAGCGTGGCCCGGAACTGGCTTGCTAGCGGGCCTCGGCGGTCCGGCGGGGCGTCCTCGATGGATGCCTTCAGGACCCCCGCTAGCCATTCTAATTCTTGCTGACGATTTTCGACAGGTGCCGACCGCCACTCGGAATGAGCCTCGATCACCTCGGGGCTGTCATCGACCGGGCGCTCGGCTTGGTACTTCAGACGGCGGACGCGGTTCACCTCGTCGCGGTGTTTTTTCATGTACCGCCTGTTTTTCGCGTGGTCACGGCACGCCTGGGAGCAATAGGTTTTCTTGCGTCCGCGTGCGGGCTGATCGAGCTCGGCTCCGCACTCGCGGCAGTGCGTCGGGGTGGGGGCCATGTTCGACCTTTCTGTGTGTGTTTTTCGCTTTGCCTTGGGGGGTTCACGGGGGCCGGGGGGAGGGGGTGCCCCCCGTCACGTTACCAGGCTACCAGTGTTGTTGTGGTGCCTGTTCGGCGGCGCTTTGGCGCGTTGTTGCGTCCGTTTCCGCGTCGTTGGTTGCATCGCCTGCATATCGTGCGCCCGTTGTCGAGGGTGTTGGTGCCGCCGAGCGACCACGGGGTGATGTGGTCGGGTTCGGGGCTGTCGGGTTGCAGGCTGGTGTCCCATGCGAGCGTGACGCCACATGTGGGGCAGGTGGTCTGTCCGGCGGCGCGATCGCGTTTGAGTACGGCTGCGCGCCAGCGCTTGTGTCCGGTGGTCCCGGTGCGGCTTGTGGTCATGGTGTGGGGGGGTGGTTGTTGGCGGGCGCGCCGTGCGCGGGGGCAGGACGCGGTTCCTTAGCGACCTTCGGGAACCGTAGGACGAGCTTTTGGCCGGGCTGCCCGTTTTTCGTCGTGTACGTTTCGAGGGCAAGGGTTCCCGTGGCGATCACCGGGTCCCCCTTACGTAGGAGCTCGGCGGCGGCTTCGGCTTCGGCGTCCCATAGGGTCGCGTTGATCCACAGGGGCGCGCCGTCGTCCTCCCATTCGCCGGTCAGTCGGTTTTTGCGGCGGGGGGTGGCCGCGATGGACAGCTCGAGGACGGCGTGACCGCCCTGTGTCCATCGGAGCACTGGTTCGGCGATGCGCCCGAGGACGGTGGCTGTTGCGGGCATGGGGTGTCCTTTCTGTGGTTACTTGTCGCGGTTCGCGTAGGTGTCAAGTTCGTCGGCAATGACGCGCAGCGCGTTTGCGAGGTCGGCGTATGTCATGTTGAACCGCTTGACTTCGCTCACGCCGTCGCGTCCGATACGGATGAGTGCGAGGGTGTCCGCCTCGAGCTGGTCAAGGTAGGCAACCGCGTTGGGCGGTAGGGGCATGTGTTCCATTGGCGTACTCCATTCGGTTAGTCGCGCGTGGGGAGGTTGTGTGATGCGCGGGCGATGTCCGCGAAGGCGCGCATCGGATCGTAGTTGCGGTACTCATCGATGATACGCCGCCGTTCGGCGTCGGCGTCGATGGTGTACTCGATACGGAGCCCCACGTGGGATGCGTCCACGTACTCGACGGTGGTCGGTTCGATGCTGATTGCTTCGGCGTCGGCGGGTAGCTTGCGGAGGGCTTTGGCGATGTCGCGCCCGGTCGGCGGGTTGTCTGTCTCCCAGGGGAAGACTAGCGCCCAGGTTTCAGGTGTTAGCATGGTCGGTGATCCTTTCAGACGGCGCGGAGCTGGGGCGCTTCGGCTGTGCGGGGTGCGGTGATTTCGGGGGGCGGTGCGGGGACGCCTGCGGCGTCGTAGCCGCGTTGGCGGGCGGCGGCGTTGATCTGTGCGGGTGTCATGTCGGTGTGCGCGTCCATAGCGAACGCCTGGGCGGCGCGTAGCCATGCGACGTACTCGGACGGGGCGAGGTCCCCGTCGGGGTATAGGTCGCCGCCGTTGGCGGGCATGGTCACGAGATTCAGGCGGTTCGCGCGGTCGATCCGTTCGACTTCACTGCGCTTGCCCTTCAGGAAGTCCACGAGGTCGCCGAGGCGGACAAAGCCCGGTGTTTCGTCGAGGACGTCGGCGGCGCGGGCGAGGTCGGCGTCTGTGGCGTCGGGGAACTTTCGGCTGATCTTGCCGCCCCATGTCTGTAGCTGGCCGGGCTTTGGGATGAGGACCCCGGCGTCCTCGAGGTGCTCGAGGAAGGCTTGCATGCCGCGTCCGGTAATCATGATGTCGCTCCGAATCGTAGGGCTGTTTCTGTGAGGGTGCGCACTGCCAATGTGGCCTGCTGTGGGACGACTCCGTTACCGAGGAGCCTTAGCTGCTGTTCGCGGGGTAGTGCTAGGTCCGCGCCGGTGACGTGTCCGTCGGGAAGGCCCATAAGCCACTCGACGAACCGAACGGATAGCTGCGGGTTTCCGCCGGGGCGGCCTCGATGTCGCTTGTCCACGCGACCCGCGCGGACGGATCGAGCGCGGTCATGACGCCCATGTCCAGGCCACCATATCCGGTGAACAGGCTGCCGCGTTGTCATTGGCTGCCCCCCTCAATGGCGATAATCTGTGCTTGTGCGGCCCAGGCGGCGTCAATTTCGTCGGCCTTAGCGCGCTGTCGGGCGCGGAAATCTTCGGCGCGGGTGACGTGCGGGCGCTGCCCGCGTTCGGCTTGTAGTTTCAGGGTGTCCCACTTTTCGCGGAGCTTGGGGATGCTTAGGATGTTGGCTCGCCAGAACTCGGAATTGTGGACCCAGTCGATTGCGGCGTGAATCTGATCGGGGGTGCGCCCGTCGCGGTCGATCATGAGTCGGGCGGAATCGAGCCACTTCTTCGTGATGCGGGGGCGGCGTCCGGTGCGTTCACAGACGGAGTTAGCCATGTGATAGCAAACCGATTCGACGTCGCGGCGAACGTTTGTCGGTTCGGGCGTGACTATGACCGCTTCGAGGACACTGTCATCGTCTGTCGCGGTCGTTGTGGGGTCCGGTGCGGGTGCGTTCGCGGGCGCGGCGTCGGGTTCGGCGGGGTCTTGCTGTGCGGCGCGGGCGCGTTGGCGTGCTTTGCGTTCGCGGGCGGCGGCTTTGCGGGCGTCGCTTTTCGCGGTGATGTCCCCCCAGCTGCCGTTCCACCGGACCCACGAGGCGACGGTGATTGTGGTCGCGTCGGCGGTGACGAGGCCGTGGGTGGTGAGTGCGTCGAGGCGGTCGGCGGTGTCGGTTAGGCCGAGGCGGCTGGTTGCGACCTCGACGGGGACCGTTCCGTCGGTTTCGGGGTGCAATGCGCACCACGACAGGAGGCGGATGTACAGGAGTTCGGCGTCGGGTCCGGCGGCGATGACGGCGGGGTCATCGTAGTAGCCGCCTGCGAGGGCGGCGTATCTGCCGGGGCGCTTGAAGGGGGGCATGTGTGTGCCTTTCGGTCGGGCGGTGCGTCACTAGCTATATGCTAGCGGCTGGGGGGGGGGCGCGGCAACCGCCGGCCGGGTGGCG